CTAAACTATGAAGCTCAAGAGATAGAAAACTACATACAAAATATACTTAATATTAAAACAGATTACTATAATTTAGAAACATGTTTATGTAGCTTTAAAAAAATATTTAGAACAAAAAATGGTAGATATTTAGGTTATTACCTAGATAGACAAGCAGAAGAAATAAAAACTGTAGAAAAAGACAACTGGAGTGGCATTGATTGGGATGTGTTTTGGCAAGGTAGAGAAGAAAAACTACATAAAGATTTATACACATCAAAAGAAATAGATAAGTCGCTATACCCAGTATTTATGGAAACTGGAAATTTTATGAGGGAAATATGTCTTGTTTAATCGCAATTGGTGGAATACCAGCTGTTGGAAAAAGCACAATAGTAAAAAAATTTATTACAGATAATATCAATTGGAAAACATTTAAATTTAAAAAGGTTTATGGTCATTTCACAGAAAAATTAAATTTGATGATTGTAGGGAAATATGTAGTTGGTGATGTATTTTCTGGAACTGATAAATTGTCAATGGCAGTTCAACCAGACTTCGAAGACTTTCTAGAGAAGTATAATAAACATAATATACTGTTTGAAGGTGATAGACTTTTTAATATCAAGACACTCAAAAAAGCAAAAGAATTAATTAATACAAAAGTATATATTATAGAGAGCAAACATACAGATGATAGGCATATTCAAAGAAATGATAACCAATCAGAAAAATTTATCAAAGGACGTATCACAAAGATAGAGAATGTTAAAAACTATCTTGATGGCAATTATACCTTATTAAACAATGACTTAGAAACAGACATAGAAAAAAATTATAACATTATACTAGGAAATTTGATAAGTAAGTGATAATTATATGATTAAAATTTTATACAATATTTGGTTCAGTAATGGCTAAAGTTTCACAAGATACGATTGAAAAGGTAAGACAAGACTATGTTCAAGGTGTTGTAGATGAAGCTGAACAAAGAATTTATCCAACAATTGAAGACTTGTCTACAAAATATAAAATACCAGCGATAACATTATATCGTAAATCTAAAAAAGAAGCTTGGAAAATACAAAAACAAAATTTTATTGAAAGCTTACAAGCAGAAATAGATGTAGCTAAACAGAAGCAGATAGCAAATCAAGCAAAAGAATTTGATGCAGATAATCTAAAAATAGCTAAAGCATTGCAAAATGAAATAGTAGCTTTATTGTCATTATCAAACCAAAGAAGAAGAGGTGGTGAGCAACCATTATTCAATCCATCTAACTTGCAGTCATTAGGTATGGCTTTGCAGACAGCACAAAAAGTAGGAAGATTAGCATTAGGAGAAACAACTGAAAACACAACTATTACAACCAAGCAATCCACAGTTCAAGAGACTTTCGAGCTTATTGATGAAATCATCAAGTCCAGAGGAACAGGCAAACCGAAAGTACATTGATTATTATGCAACATCTCGTAACAAGCAACAAACACCAGAAGGTGATTGGAATGTTTGGCTAATACTTGCTGGAAGAGGATGGGGTAAAACAAGAACTGGTGCTTTTGATATAATAAATCATGCTATGAAATATCCTAAAACTATTAATGCAGTTGTAGCACCAACTACTGGAGATTTAAGAAGAGTTTGTTTTGAAGGAGTAAGTGGTATCAACTCTCTGATACCAGAGCAATGTTTAAAGCAAGGTGATATAAAATCTTACAACAGATCACTTTCAGAGATAACTTTATGGAATGATAGTAAAATAGTGGGATTTAGTGCTGAACAACCAGACAGATTAAGAGGAAGTCAATATCACAGAGCATGGTGCGATGAATTAGCATCTTGGCGATACCCAGAAGCATTTGATCAATTAATGTTTGGTTTAAGATTAGGTCAAAAACCAAGAGTTGTTATTACTACAACACCAAGACCTACAAAAATAATACTTAATCTGCTTAAAAGAAAATCAAATGATGTGCATGTTACATCTGGAAGCACATTTGAAAATGAAGACAATTTAGCACCATCTGCATTACAACAATATAAAGAGCTATATGAAGGCACTAGACTAGGTAGACAAGAGCTATATGCAGAAGTTCTTGAAGATATTGAAGGTGCTTTGTGGAACTACAAAATGTTTGAGCCACATAGATTAAAACAAGATGAGATACCAGAATTAGCAAGAATTGTTGTTGCAATTGATCCAGCTGTAACTTCATCTGACAATAGTGATGAAACTGGCATAATTGTCGCTGGAAGAGGTATTGATAATAGATTTTATGTATTAGAAGATGCAACTATAAAAGCTTCACCAGATAGATGGATGAGAAAAGCTGTAGATTTATATTATTTACATAATGCAGATAGAATTGTTGCTGAAGTAAATAATGGTGGAGATTTAGTTGAAAAACTGTTAAGAACAATAGATAATAAGATTGCATATAAAAAAGTCCAAGCATCAAGGGGAAAACTTGTGAGGGCAGAACCAGTTGTGGCACTATATGAGCAAGGCAAAGTAAGTCATGTTGGTTCATTATCTTCATTAGAAGATCAACTATGCACATATGCTGGTGGTAATAAATCACCAGATAGATTAGATGCTCTAGTTTGGGCATTGACAGAGTTGATGAGCAATACTGGTAAAGTATATTGGAGAGTGAACTAATGAGTGTATTTGATAGAATAAAAAATGTATTTACAAGCCAAAACATAGTGCAAAAACAAGCACCAGTGATAATGTATAACAATGTTGGTAGTAGTTATGCAAACAAAGATAAATACGAAGACTTTGCAAAAGAAGGTTATCAACAAAATGCAATAGTCTTTCGTTGTGTAAATGAAATTGCACAAGGTGCTTCTGCTGTACCATTCAAAATATTTGATGGTGATATAGAAATAGACAATCACCCATTAATAGATTTATTGACCAGACCATCACCACAATATGCTGGTGTTGAATTTTTTCAAGCTGTCTATAGCCATCTTTTATTAGCTGGTAATAGTTACATTTTAAAAACAATGATAAGTGGCAAACCACGTGAGATGCATATTTTAAGACCAGACAGAATGCGAATTAAACCTAGCAAAACTAGAATACCAGAAGCTTATGAATATGTTTTAAATGGCAAAGTCGTAGAAAGCTGGGATGCAGACCCAGATACTGGTGCATCAGAGGTCAAACATTTTAAAACATGGCACCCAATAGATGACTATTATGGATTATCACCATTAAGTGCTGGTGCTGTAGATGTAGATCAACACAATATGAGTGCAAAACATAATTATAATTTACTGCAAAATGGAGCAAGACCAAGTGGTGCTGTAGTATTTAAACCAAAAGATGACAGTGGAATTTCAATGCAATTAACTGAAGGACAAAGGCAACAATTGCTATCAGATTTAGATTTGAGGTTCTCTGGTTCCTCCAATGCTGGTAGAACAATGTTATTGGAAGGTGATTTTGATTACAAAGAGATGGGATTGTCACCCAAAGACATGGATTTTCTTAATATGAAAAACATGACAGCAAGAGATATTGCATTGGTCTTTGGTGTTCCAAGTCAATTAGTTGGTGTTCCAGATAATCAAACATACAATAATGTATCAGAAGCAAGATTAGCTTTATATGAAGATACAATAATACCATTGCTTAAAAGAGTTGAAAGCGATTTAAATGAGTGGCTTGCACCAGACTTTAATGAAAATATAAAAATTGTATATGATATTGATGCTATTCCAGCGATGGCAGAAAGAAGAAAAAAAGTTTATGAAAATGTCGTTCAAGCTGTAAGAGAAGGAATTATAAGCAGAAATGAAGCAAGAGATAGACTTGGTTATGAACCTATTACTGGTGGTGATGAAGTTTATATTAGTGCAAATCTATTTCCTCTTGGTGAACCTATGGAGTCAACACAAGAACAGGATACTAATCAAGATGATGAAAAATTTTTAGAAGACATTTATGATGAGGAAGATTATGCAGAAAAGCAGACACTTGATATTGATACAAGACCTACGGATGCAATGGTCGAGGAAGCGAAACGTGGTCTCGAATGGCGAAAAGAGTATAATCGAGGAGGGACGTCAGTTGGTGTCGCAAGAGCAAATCAAATCATCAGAAAAGAAAAACTTTCTGAAAGGACAGTAACAAGAATGTTTAGTTTTTTTGCAAGACATGAAATTGATAAACAAGCAGAAGGATTTGAAAGAGGTGAAAAAGGTTATCCAAGTGCTGGTAGAATTGCATGGGCACTTTGGGGTGGTGATGCTGGACAGAGTTGGTCAAAAAGAATTTATTCAAAGATTAAAGAAAACAAAATTCTAGAAGAAGAAGATCACATTGATATTGAATATGAAGAAAAAGATAGTCGTGTAACATCTGGTGTTAGAGCTGGATTAAAAGAAAAAGTAAAAAAACATAATGAAAAACATGGCGACAAAAAAGGGAAAAGAGTTACACTAGGTATGCTTGAAAAGGTTTTTGTTAGAGGTGTGGGTGCATATAGAACAAATCCACAATCAGTGCGACCAAGTGTACGTTCAGAAGAACAATGGGCATATGCTAGAGTTAATGCTTTTTTATTTGCTGTAAGGAGTGGTAGATTTAGAGGTGGTAAGTTTGATAGAGATTTATTACCTAGCGATCATCCATTAAAAACTAACAAAAAATGAAGATTGCTTACAAGCAGATACAAGTCGGCAAAACAATATCTGCTAGGAAGAATTTAAAAGAACAATTAAGAAGAAGAAGAAGCTTTGAAAGAAAGCTAATTCCACAACTACAATCTTGGTTTGAGTTTTCTGGTGAAGAAGCTATTAGAGATGTTAATAGCAATAGACCAATACAGCTTAATAAATCTAGAAATAGGTTATCACAAATACTAGCACCACATTATGCAAGTGTCATAAAAGTCTTTGGTGATAATTTTCATTATATAAGGAGAAAAAACGAAGACAGATTTGATCTTTATTATAAAGAATATATGGCACAATTCGGTGGTCAAAAAATTACACAGATGACAAATACTCAACAAAAGAAAATAATAAATGCTATAGTTGGATATGAAGGTGTTACTGCAATAGGTGATAGAATAAGAGAAATAAATTCACCTTTAGTTACCAAAGCCAGATCAGTTTTAATTGCAAGAACAGAAACACATAGTGCTTCCACTTATGCTAATCATAAAATTGCTAAAGATGCACAATTACCATTAAGGAAAAGATGGGTTGCGACCAATGATGGTAGAACTCGATCACATCACTCAAGTCTTAGTGGACAAGAGGTTGGCATTGATGAGGATTTTATTGTCAATGTTAATGGTGTTGAATACAGAATGAACTATGCTGGTGATCCAAGAGGTGGTGCAGTAAATACAATCAATTGTCGTTGTGTTGTAATGTATGTTGAACCAGATGATATTGTTGTCGATACAACAGAGCCAGAGATAAAGCCAGATGATGCTAGAACACCAAATGTAATTGATATTGCTGTACTATTAAACAGAGCTTCAAAAGATAAAAGAAAAAGATACAATGATGATTTTAATTCACAAATTGATGAACAACAAAAAGAAATTGTAGATAAATTACCTAAACCATCAGTAATTAAAAATACAAAAAAAGGTGTTTATTACAGCCAATCTAAAATATTACAAGCAGAATTAGAAGCAAGAGATGGTGAAGTTTTTTCGAAAACAGTAAAATCTTATGTTATAGCACATGAGTATGGACATCACGTGGATTATGAGCTTTCGACTAAAAGAAGAAAATGGGAAAAAGCATGGAGTGAGGGAAATCAAGATTTCATAGATGCAATAAATGACGATGTAAGTCTACATGGTTTTAGACCACATGGTCGTTACAATATTAATGTAAGACAAAACTCTCCAGAGCAATTAAAAGCAAGAGAGAAATTTATGGATATTTGGGAAGAAAAACTTGCCTATAAAGAGAATGGGAAGATAATACTAAGAGGTGATGGATATGGTGAGGTAAGTGATATTGTAGATGCAATAGTAGGTGGATTATTTTATAAAAATAGATCTATGTGGGGTCATGGTGTTAGCTACTTTAGAGATGCTGGTTACAGAGAAAAAGAAATATTTGCCAATTTATTTTCTTTAAAGAATGATCCAAAAGCTTATGCACTTGCAAAAGAATTGTTACCAAATACTGTAAAAAGATTTGAGGATAAATTAAATCAGACACAAATTAATTTATCAAATGTTCCAAGTGGAGGTATAGAATGAGTTTAGATAGAGAAGCATTAAAAGAGAGAATAAAAGATACAGAAACACCAGAGGAATGGAATTTGCTTTATGAAGAACACTTTGGTGAGGAAGTTCCATACACTGGTATTAGAAACCCCAATGAACATTTACAAAAGATAATCAATTCACTTAAAAGAAATAAAAAAATTGTAGGTATAAAATTAAATGGTGATTTTGATGATAATTGGGAATGAAAAAGACCCTCCAGTTTAATGCTAGAGGGTCTATCTAATTTTCTGGGAGGAAATATTAGAAAAATTTATCTATGAATAGCCATAAGATAAAACTTTTATAATATTTTTTCTTTCTCAAGTAAAGACATTAATTTGTAATTATCAGTAATTAATGCATCTTTACATGCCTTGATAATATCCTTTAACTTAACATTTTCTCTTTTAAGTTTAAAGATTTGCTCTTGCTGATTGTCAATAATAGCATTTGCACGATGGAGTTTGTTCTTATGCACTGACAACTCTCCATTTTCTTCTGTATGATTCCCAGTCATTAATCTTCTCCTGTTTTTCCAATTTTTCTTTAAGGTCTTTAACAGTGTCAAAACCTCTGGAAGCCACAATGATAAAATTATTACCATCATGTATTAAATCACCAACATTGATAGTGTATAGTTTTCTATGACCTTTGTGAAACACTTTTTCTGGGTTTTGATTACCAACATCAAATACCTCTTCAAGATTATCAGCACGAATAACTGCAACTTCCTCGAAAAGACCATCCCACATAGCTGGTAATGAATTACCTTTTTCCTTCTCATAACAAGCATACTCATTGACCTTGTAAGCATTTTCCTTGAGTTTAAAAATTGTATACAGCATAATACCTCCTATTTAAAAAATTTGCCGTGAACTAAATTATGTAAAACTTCAAATCTATTTTCCACATTGCCTTCATAAATCCATTTGTATAAAGGCTGATCTTTATCATAATGGGCAAAATCGTACATAATTGTACCTAGACGTTTGTAGAAATTTTGATTAACAGATTTATTTTTGTAATCATCAAAAAGTTTTTGAAGAGCTTTGTGATGATTATATTTAAATGGATTTTTTTTCATTTAATAAACCTTTCTAGGGTGGCTCTAAGCCACCCCATCTTGTGTTTCAGAAACAAGTATTTGACCAAGATCAAGTCTTTCAAAAATCAATTCTAAGTCTTCTCTTTTTTTATTAAGACGTTTTAAATCTTCTTCAAAAAAATTAATCCAAAGTGTAGTTCCTAAACTTTCCTTTTTACTGATAAGCATATCTATGTGATGTTTACAAACTTCATATCTTTTTTGTAACTCATCAATATTTTTCCAACTCATCACTGCATTTGGCTTAAGATATTTTTTTAAATCTTTTGTGAATTGCATTTTTTTCTCCTATGAGGGAGGTGGCTCTAAGCCACCCCACCATTTGATTTAATTGTTTCGATTAAATGATTTTTTTCAAAAACCCAGAAATAATTGGTTTTCTTTTTAATAGAAATTGAGCCAGTTTTTTTATCTACTTCTTCTTGCTCTGATACATTTATTAATTTTGCACATGCTTTTGCACCTTTTAATAACTTACCACTTATGTCAAAGTGTTTGATAGCTTGTTTATATGTGCAGAACTCTGATCCTAAACCATCAAGTGTTTCGATATTTTGACCAGTATATTCTTTTTTTGTAGTAAAATTTATCATGTTTAACTCCTATGTTAATAATTTTTGTATCTACACTTACATTCTCTCGCAAAAAAAAATGTAAAACAACAACAAAAAGTAGTTTTTTCAAAAAAAAATGAATTATTTTCAATTTTTTTTGTATTCACAAACATTAATTGTTGTTATATAATCTTCATTAAGTGGAATTAGGAGTAATATGCCTATACCAAAACCAATGAGTGGTGAGACAGAGGGTAACTTCATGTCAAGGTGTTTAAGCAACCAGACAATGCAATCGGAGTATCCACGTCGCAATCAGAGGATTGCAGTTTGTTTATCGCAATATAAAGGTAAAGAAAGGCAATCGATGCAAAATTCAAAAAGAGAAATAGAAAAAGATGTATATACAACTGAAGCTGAAGCCACAGAGAGAGCTGAAGAGATTGGTTGTACTGGTACACATTCCCATTCAACTGATAATGGAGTAGTATATATGCCATGTGCAAGTCATGCTGATTATACCAGACTTACTGGAGATAATCTCGAAACACCAAAAGCAGATGATAATACACAAGAAGGTGTTTTAGAATTTGAAGCAGAAATTAAAGCGAATGAAAATGCTGAAGGAGATCAAGGTGAATTTACTGGATATGCATCAGTATTTGGTAATGTTGATCTTGGAGGTGACATAGTTGAAAGAGGAGCTTTCCAGAAATCATTAAGAAGAAAAGGTTATAGAAAAGTAAAAATGCTATATCAACATGACACAAAACAACCGATTGGTGTTTTTGATATGATTAAAGAAGATGAAAATGGTTTGTTTGTTAAAGGTAGATTAGCAATGGGCACTCAAAAAGGTAGAGAAGTGCATGAACTTATGAAGATGGGTGCTATTGATGGTTTGTCAGTTGGTTATAGAGTAGATGCAAAAGGCTATGACTATGATGACAAAAAAAGAAAAAGAAGATTAAAGCAAGTAGAATTAATGGAGATTAGTGCAGTAACATTCCCTATGAACCCAAAAGCAAATGTAATGAGTGTCAAGGGTGATCGCACTATACGTGAATGGGAGACTTTCCTTCGAGAGGAAGGAGGACTTTCTCGTTCAGAAAGTAAAATGGGAGCAAATGCTCTTACAAAGGCTTTAAACCAGCGAGATGTTGGCGACAGTCAGAATCAAATCGTTGCATCACTTCGCAACTTAACCGAAATCATCAAGAAATAAGGAGTAAATTATGTCTGATGAAGTAAAAGAGGTAGTTGAGGGAATTGGTAAAGCTTTTGAAGAATTTAAAGCAACCAATGATCAAAGGCTATCTGAACTTGAAAAAAAGGGTACAGCTGATGTTGTAACCGAAGAGAAGCTACAAAAGATTGAAGCAGATTTAGATAAGTTTGAGGATATTAACCAAAAGCTTACTGCTCAAGCTAGTGAAGCAAAATCTGTAAACGAAAAATTAGATCGTTTAGAGACAATGGTAAAAAGACCAAGTGCATCTTTTGATGAGACAGAAGTAAAAACAGAAGAAAAGGCTTTTACAAAATGGCTTAGAAAAGGTAAAGAGGGTCTTGACGAAATGGAAACGAAAGCATTGGCAGTTAGTGACGATACATCTGCTGGTTTCTTAGCACCACCAGAATAT